TAAGATCCATCGGTCAAAGCGGATGTTGTAATAGACCATTCACTATATGCATCAACAGTAGTTGACCCAATACTGTTTGATCCTTCAAATAGTGTTATTGTATCTCCTGCATTAGAAGAATGTCCTGTAATTATTGGTGTGGTATCATTAGTTGGAGGTATAATATTAATGAATGGTGCTGAAGGTGCTATTATATCAACAAAAATGGTTTGTGCATCGGATGCAGCTGAGACGTTTCCGGCTGGATCAGTTGCTTTTGCCGTAATTATATAAGAAGTTCCGTGGCTCAACAATAATACTACACTAATAGACCATGAACCATTACTTGCAACAGTAGCCGTACCAGCATCGCTAGTACCCGCACCATCAATGTTTGATCTTACATATAATGTAATGGTATGCCCAGCAACACCAGTTCCTGTAATTGTTGGCTGGTTATCATTAGTTGGAGTTGTTATAGTATTAATGAATGGTGGTGAATTTGTTGTTGTATTAATAACAAGGGTTTGTGCAGCGGATGCAGATGAGACGTTTCCGACTGAATCAGTTTTTGTTGCTGTAATTATATAAGATCCATCGGTCAAAGCGGAGGGTAGTGTAAAAGCCCAAGGCCATGGTGAAGCATTTTCGGTTCTTACAACTACTATACCAATATTGGTTGATCCTTCAAATATTGTTACTCTAAATCCTGGAACCAAACCAGTTCCTGTAATTGTTGGCGTGGTATCATTAGTTGGACTTATAGTATTAATGACTGGTGGTGTTGTATCAATAACAAGAGTTTTCGGAGTGGATGCAACTGAGACGTTTCCAACTGGATCAGTTGCTTTTGCTGTAATTGTATAAGATCCATCGGTCAAAGCGGATGTTGTAATAGACCATTCACTATATGCATCAACAGTAGTTGACCCAATACTGTTTGATCCTTCAAATAGTGTTATTGTATCTCCAATAGTACCAATTCCGCTAATTATTGGTGTGGTATCATTAGTTGGAGGTATAGTATTAATGACTGGTGGTGAAGGTGCTGTCGTATCAATAACAAGGGTTTGTGTAGGGGATGCCACTGAGATGTTTCCAACTGGATCAGTTGCTTTTGCCATAATTAGATAAGATGCATCGGCCAAAGTAGACGTTGTAATAGACCATACACTATTTGCATCAACAGTAGTTGACCCAATACTGTTTGATCCTTGATCACCTTGATCAAATAATGTTATTGTATCTCCAGTAACACCAGTTCCTGTAATTGTTGGCGTGGTATCAGTAGTTGGAGTTATTATAGGATTAATGACTGGTGCTGAAGGTGCTGTCGCATCAATAACAAAGGTTTGTGTAGCGGATGGTGCTGATGTACTCGAAGGCCCATAGTATTCTATCTTCGTTGCTGTTGCTGTAATTATATAGGTTCCATCATTCATGGAAAACCATGGTGTAGAAGACCATACACCATTTACAACAGTACCTGAAGCAATGAAATTTGTTCCTTCATACACCATAATACCGGCTCCATTAGTAGAACAAGTTCCTGTAATTGTTGGAGTGTTATCATTAGTTGGACTGGATATAGTATTGATAACTGGTTGTGATGGTGGTGCAGGATCGATAACTCTGCTTGTATAATACTTGCCCTCATGATAGTGGTTACCATATGAAATATGTTTGACACCTGTGAGTGAACTTTGGATGGAATTATCGCCTCCATAGCTTGAATTACCCCATACACGCACCTCGCTGTCTTGCCTCAAGACAGCAAAGGCATTTCCATTAGAATATATGGCAATTGCGTCACTAAAACCAATTCCAGTACTAGTAACATCCGCCGGTGCATTGCCTCCAAACGATGAATTACCCCACGCTGTCATCGTGCCGTCTCTCCTCCGGGCAACAAAGGCTTGTTCAGTAGAATAGATCTCTGTTGCAGCATCGAAACCAGGTTCAGAAGTATTGGTCACAATCGCCGGTGCATTGCCTCCTCTGGCTGCATCACCCCACGCTGTCACCGTGCCGTCTTGTAGATTAATGGCAGCAAAGGCGTAGTAATTAGAATAGATGGCATTCACGTTACTCACTGATGGTGCACCGCCTCCATAGGCTGCAAGACCCCACGCTTCCACCGTGCCGTCTTGCTTCTGGGCAGCAAAAGCATGGGAAGTAGAACAGATACTAACTACTCGAATGAAAAGATTGTAAGAACTATCGTACAGAGCCTGTGTCAGAGTAGCCTCTCCATAGTTTGATCTGCCCCATGCTGCCACAGAGCCGTCTACCTTCAAGGCGACAAAGGCACCGTCAGTAGAATAGATATCCATTACACCGGTCAGCCCCCCAGGCACAGCATAGCCTATATTATTTCCTATGTAAAGACCCCATGATACAACCGTTCCGTCTTGCTTCAGGGCAGCAAAGGCTTCGCGATTAGAATAGATGGTATTTACTCCGGTCACACCCGATGGTATATCATACGTAAAACTTCCCCACGTTGCCACCGTGCCGTCTTCCATTAAGGCGGCAAAGCCACGGTCGCAACCAGAGATAGCCTTCACGTTGCTCAGACCGGATGGTGTAGTCATGTCACCTCCATATGTAGCGTCACCCCATACAAATACCGTTTTGTTTTCCATCAGGACGGCAAAGGCCTTGTTATTAGAATAAACTGCCGTTATTTTAGAAAAACCAGTTGTAGTACTATCGAACAGTATCGATGGCACACTATTTATGTTATGAGTTGATGAACCCCACGGTAGCACCGTGCCATTATCCCTCAGGGCAACAAATGCATTAGCACCAGAATATATTGCCACCACATCCTGGAGGCCAGACGGCACGCCAGTATACCCAGTGCCATCACTCATGCTGCCTCCATAGGCTGCATCACCCCATGCTACAACTGTGCCGTCATTCTTCACGGCTGCAAAGGCCCGCTCATTATTATACATACTAACTTGTCTATCCGACGATCTAATTGTAAAAGAAGATGTGTTATTTGTGCTGGGTGAAGTATTTCCTGCTGCATCACTGTTTCTTACTTGCACAGCATTTATAGAATAGGATCCAGGTTGTAGTGTGAATAATGTTGCGGATCCTGTAGTCCAGCTAGATCCATTAATACGATATTCCCAGGTGGTTGCCCCACTAGCTAATGTAACAATTACTGCTGCAGTTGTTCCATTAGTATCAGGAAATGATACGGTAGGTGGCACAGGATCGTTATCCGACATTAAAAATATTTATATATAGTATTCGAATATTTTCTATATATTAATAAATAATATACAAACTGGTTTTCTTGTTATAAGATAAAATTACTTCTATATTATTTGGGTTCATTTATTACGAGTATTAATTTAAATTTAGAAACGTAAATTGAACGATTTCAACTTAGATAAAACATATCAAATATAGACACCAAATATGTCAGCCGCCAACCTTTCAAAAAAGTACCAGCAAAAGACTGATAAACAACATATCCTCGACAACCCCGATACCTATGTGGGTTCAATCGAGAATGTTGACTCTTCCATGTGGATCCTTAATCCAGAAACATCTAAAATCTCTGAACAAAAAATACAGTACATCCCGGCACTTTACAAACTGTTTGATGAGGGCATCGTTAATTGTCGAGATCATGTCATCCGCATGGCACAAGCGTCAGCAAATGGAGAGGAAAATGTTAATCAGGTAAGTAACATTGACATTAGTATTGGAGAAGATGGAACGATCACTATGTTCAATGATGGAAATGGAATTGATATTGCAAAACATCCTGAGTACGATCTCTGGATTCCCGAAATGATCTTTGGGCATCTTAGAACATCTACAAATTACAATAAAGAAGAGGAAAAGATTGTTGGAGGTAAGAATGGGTTCGGTTTTAAACTAGTTCTTATCTGGTCGACAGAAGGAAGTGTTGAGACAATTGATCACAAAAGAGGTCTTAAATATTGTCAAAACTTTCACGATAATCTAAACACAATCGATACACCTAAAATTACTAAATGCAAAACAAAACCGTTTACACGTATCACATTTAAGCCAGACTATACTAGACTTGGTATTGATGGTATGACACCAGATATGATTAACTTGTTTAAGCGTAGAATATATGATATTGCAGCGGTAACTAGCAAGACGGTAAAGGTCAAGTGTAACTCGCAATTAATTCCAGTGAAAACATTTCAACAATACGTGGATATGTATCTTGAGGATGGTGCAAAGAAAGTATACGAGGCTGCAAATGATCGTTGGGAATATGCAGTTTCGCTGTCTCCTAATCATGAGTTTTCACAAGTTTCATTTGTAAATGGTATTTATACTAGTAAGGGTGGCAAGCATGTTGACTATATTGTTGGTCAGATTACTCGCAAATTAGTAGCCTTGATTGAGAAAAAGAAGAAGGTTACGGTTAACGCATCTGCTATTAAAGAACAGCTTATTGTGTTTATTCGATGTGATATTATTAATCCCGCTTTTGATAGTCAAACCAAGGACTACATGAATACGCCAAGCAGTAAGTTTGGATCTACATGTTCAGTAGATGACAATACAATTGACAAGATAGCTAAGTTAGGTATTATTGATATTGCGTGTGCTATTTCGCAGATTAAAGATACAAAGGCTGCTAAGAAGACAGATGGAACAAAGACAAAAAATATCCGTGGTATTCCAAAACTAATTGATGCAAACTGGGCTGGAACTGCAAAGTCTGGTGAATGTATGCTGATATTGTGTGAGGGAGACTCAGCAAAGGCAGGTATTGTGTCTGGGTTATCATCAGATGATAGAAATCTTATTGGGGTATACCCAATGAAAGGTAAGATCATGAATGTTCGAGGTGAGACAAAAAAGAAGATATCCGAAAATGCAGAAATTGCTGATATGAAAAAAATCCTAGGTTTGGAAAGTGGAAAGAAATACACCGATGAAGATGACGTCAAACGAAGTCTTCGTTATGGGAAGATCTTGTTTATGACCGATCAAGATTTGGATGGAAGTCATATCAAAGGATTGTGTTTGAACTTGTTTCAGACAGAGTGGGCATCTCTAGCACAAATACCTAACTTCATTGGATTTATGAATACTCCTATCTTAAAAGCAAAAAAAGGTAATGAAACTCTTGTGTTCTATAATGACGGAGAATATGAAGCATGGAAGGATGCAAATAACACGAAGGGATGGAGTGTCAAGTATTATAAGGGTCTTGGAACTAGTACTGGAAAGGAGTTCCGTGAATACTTTGCAAGAAAGAAAGTTGTATGGTTTTCACATACTGGAAACTCAAGCGATGACATTATGGATATGGTATTTAATAAAAAGCGAAGTGATGATAGAAAAGAATGGTTAGGTAATTATCAGCGTGAGACATTTGTAGATACATCGCTTCCAACGATTGCATACGAAGACTTTGTTAATAAAGAGTTGATTCACTTTTCAAAATATGATTGTGAGCGTAGCATACCGAATGTAATGGACGGATTAAAAATTAGTCTTAGGAAAATCTTATTTGCAGGCTTCAAGAAAAACTTGACAAGTGAAATCAAGGTAGCACAGTTTACAGGATATGTATCTGAACATTCTGGTTATCATCACGGGGAAGCATCGTTAAACGGTGCGATTGTTGGCATGGCACAAAACTTTGTAGGATCAAACAACATTAATCTGTTCTTACCTAATGGTCAGTTTGGAACAAGATTGCGAGGAGGAAAGGATAGTGCATCGGAAAGATATATCTATACACTATTATCTCCTATTACACGCAAGTTGTTTCCTAATACGGATGAT